GATCAACCATCTTTCGATTTTCGTACGGTCTCTCAACGTCACGCTGTATCGCCTGACGTTCAATATTACTCTTTGCCTCGTTAGCAATTTGTTTCTGACGATCTGCTGCTTGTTTTTGCTGAACAAATTTTTGAATAAATTGCGGCAATACTTTTTGCAGCTCCGGTTCTTTAATTAAAGCTTGTGTGATCATACCCCACACAGGGTTAATGCGTTTTTCCACATCTTTGATACCAAACGCTTGATATACATCTGTTACCAGTTGTAACTGGTTAACCATGGGGGCGCCTTTAAACTGTTGATATAGCCCCATTTTCTCCCGTCGGTTAGTCATTGTGTTAGCACTACTATCAGATACGTCAATGGTAATATCATATCGCCCCTGAAGCGCCTGTACGTTAATGGGTTGATATAACCATTTGTTATTCTTAAACAAACGCATTTTAGCGTTCAACGGCATATTTTGAGCGTATAATGACAAAATGTCAGTTAAAATATCACCAAAAGTATCCTGCAAATGTTCTCCAGTGTAATTGTGCTTTATGTTGCCTTCCTGAAGAATCATGCTCATACCAGATGCCGTGTCACCACCTTGACCCGTCGTGCTTGATCTGGTGCCAGCACTGTAATCCATAAGGGATAACGTCCGCTCGAAAAACGTCAATAACAGATTAATAAACTGCGAAAACATCGGAGCTTTAACACCTGTATTGGCAGGGTGGAGTTGACTGTCTTTTGGGATAGGCAACATAGCGCCCGGATATATTTTATGCTTTTTGGCAGCAGTCATACCGGTAGCTGCTTCATTGTAAAAAAAATAAGGTATGATCTCTATCGTGCCAGCATCAATCATCTGATTATAAAGATCGTCCATACCTTTAGCAAAATGGGTGATCTTCTGAGGCACACCTGTACCCATAGACTCATTAGACTTTGGGTAAATCGTAAACCTGTGTACCGGTTTCCTACCGTGCCAAAATATCTCAGACATCGGTTGATTTCGCACCTCAACCCATCCTGCGTCTGGAGCAAATGTAGCCAAACGCCATTCACCTTCCCAATTGACGTAACATTCCAATAGCGGGCATTCCTGACCGTATTGGGAGTAAGCAACCTGTTTACGATCTTCGTCGTCTGTGGTGTCACGAGGAGCACCTTTAACCAAGGTGTTATCAATGTTCTTATAAACACCTTGGTCTTGCAACTCAACAAGATCACCTAACGTCGGGTAAATCATACGCAGAAAAGGCTGCTCTTCCCACTTATCGTTATGATCCGGAAAATAACAATCTTCTATTTTAAGCCCCTCAACACACACCTTAAATTCAGTGTCTGATTTCTCGACAAAACCCTCTTCGCTACCTGCGGGCCGCAAACCTTGCGACATGAGTATCTGCATAATCTGCTGGGGATTACCTTGTGTGGTTATACCCGCAGGTAACGAAACACGATTACCTTCTTGATCAACAAAAACAGGTTGCATACCACGACTGCGTGTAATTATATCTTTTTCTTCCCACAAGCAAAGAACATGCTTGGTGCCGTCCATTAACAAATCGTGTACAATTGGTTTTATACGTTTTTTGATCTTAATGTTAGAATGACACGCCCAATGCATAAATTCTCGCACATCGTCTATCTTATCAAGATCATCCTCACACGTCGGGTTAACCTGTATAAAATCATCCTCACCTATCAATTTGTTGACAATCCGTGGCTCAAGATTATCAACAGCTATAGCCACAAGGCCGAGTGACTTATTGCTTGCGTTCTCCCAAGGAAAATCTTTTGCTGGGCGATCGTTATCATAGCGTTTACGACCTTCTTCTATCTCTTGCAATTTCCGGTCTCGATAGGCACTGTTCGAATATTCTGTGTACAGATCTCTGCAATATCCACCTAATGCTGTTGTTCTGCTATCAACGTCGGTATAATCATCTTCCTCAAGTCTTATTTCAACCGCCATATCCCTCACTCCTCATGTGACCGCTTTGCCATGTCCGTTCCGGCTTTTCCCACGGGCTAATCACATAGCTCATGATAATATAATTAAAGGCATTAAGCGCCGGAAAGCGCTCCCAGGTGTACCCAACACCGTAATCATCATCCTGTATCACCTGTAAATCTGACGCAAGCTGTGTGTTCGGGTGTATTTTCAACAAACCATCACGTCCGTGTTCGTCAATCGGCGCTCGTGCTGCCTTAAATCCACCATACGATGATTTATACCCGTCAAATTCAGATGTATCGTACAGACCAATACCCTTTGCGTTCCATCGACGTACAAAACGATCGAACGCAATCTCATTATTGCGAAACTCTTGACTACAATCGCCATATAACTTACTACAATCAAGTGAGCGCATGTGTGTGATTATACTGGAGAACATTTGATCTTGATCCTTGAAACTCCCTTCCACCATCAGCACAAGAGGAGCTTTGTCCCGGTGTGTCACAACGTCTTGTAGTCCAAAAATACAAAAATACCCGTCATTTTTTGGCCCAGGCCAGGTGAGCGCAGCTCGCCGGTCGTTGAATATGTCAATGACCGGCGACTTACCAGGCCGATCTGTCTTACAACACAGTCTGTAACCGTCCGTGTAATAACTACTCATCCAGGCTAAAAGCCTCTTTGATGACCTCAATCAAAGGAATCACAATTGTGTCATCAACAGTATTGTCCGTTTCTTTGATTTTTTGCGCCAATAGGTCAAGCCCCTCGACAACCCAAAGCTTAAGTTGATCGCTCGTCATGACTTTAAAAATCATATCTACCAAAGCCTGCAATAATATCTTTTTCATTTCGTCACCTCATAATGTACATAATCATTCAATCGTTGATCACCAATGTCTTTAGGATTGCCCGACCAACAACCTCCCCAACGTATAACCACACCCAGTTCTTTAGCGGCAGCTAACATTAAGCCAGCCAGCACGGCACAGTGTATTGCTTTCCACGATACATCCCCGTCAACATAAGGTACAAGGTCAACAGCGTATGACAAAGGCTCAACATTGTGTTTACTGTTAGGATATTTAACCATGGATTTACCAATGTTGTAAAGCCGGTCTTGCTCAGCCTTACACCTGCGGCCACAAACGACAGTAAAGTCCATTACACCGTACCCAAGAGCGTGTCTTACGACTGCGGCTAATTCTGGCACAATTGTGGCCAATTCCCGTTCGGATCGTTTGCTAAAATAAAATTTCACGCCCATTTAAACGTTCTCCTTTGTTCGTTGCCGTAAGCATATCTGAGAGCATCCATAAAATGGTCATCCCTACCTACGGGCTGATTAATGCTGTTACCGTCTTTATCTTTATCCCATTGGTACATATTTAGCTCATTTATCACGTCTTGGCAATGGTGTGACACGATTATTTCATGTTGCTGTAACCACTGTATGCCATGCAATATAGAATCTTTACCCTTGACAGCACCTTTAGCGTTAATTCCTGCATCACACAATTCTGCAATAGACTTGGGTTCGGCGCTGTCACACCAGACAGGCTCCCTGCCCGTAACAGATGATAACCGTACGGCTATGTCGGGATTAGTCATACCCCGCTTAGCCCAAGAGTCGAAAATGTAGATCCGTTTACGTGCTGACTGATAGTGTGTCCGTACGTATGCGGTTGGATCATTGGTAAAACCAAAATCAAGTCCGTTGCGAATGTTGTCAAACTCAGATATCAAGTTATCAATGTCCTCAACACGCCAATTTGTATAAATAAGATCGCCCAGCACACCCCAGTTACCAAGAGTATAAACATCCCAATAATACTCGTTCTGCTCATTTTCCAGCTCATAAACATCATCAGGTTCAAGCCATTCATTATCAGCGTATGTTGTTTTAAGAATTGAGAGACCAAGGTCGTTATACTCAGTTTGGTCGTCTTTCCACTTTACTCGCACAAAATACTCTTTATAAATCCAATGCGTTTTGTAAATAGGGTTAAACGACAATACCAAACGTTTAGGCACTTTACTTTTACCTCTAAGACGTTTCTGGAGTTGCTTAACGCCACTATACTGGCATTCGGTAGCTTCTTCGACCCAAATATCTGTAATTACACCCTTCTCTGGTGTGATGGACTTAATTTTTTCCTCATCATCCAAACCCTTAAAAATGGCTTGATACCCGTTTATCACACAACTGATGACCATATCAGACTTGTTAATTTTAAATAATCCCGCCACGTCATAGTCATAAATAGCCTTTTTAACTTCATTGAATACAGATGTTCGCAGCGTATTGGCTACGGCTCTGACCACAAGATAATTGCGATTTCCCGTAAGTAAGTCTTCCACAAGCCGCTGTGCGAGAAAAAAAGACTTACCGCTACTTGACCCGCCATAAAAGATTTGTGTCCGTGTGGTTTTATCAAGATACGGGACGTATACACTGTTGTAAATATCATCGTGTATGACTATTTCAATCGCCATCTCTTTTTGATCTCCTTATAATTTTGATTTCACTGATAGTGCTGTCGTCAACAGCCTCAGAGTTGAGGTCATAAGCAATCCTCTCTAACTCAATCCTTTTTGCTCTGATTTGTGCAAGCATCTTGAGAGTTACGGCTTTGTCCGCCACAGTGGCCTTTACCTCTTTTTCCAAAATTTCGCCCTTACGCATGTAAGTCACTGTTTTAACAGGACGTTCCTCAAGTTCTTTAAGTAGCTGCTCTTCATGTCGTAACAAAGTTGCAAGTTCTGCCCTATGGCGTTTGATCACACCTATGCCGAGGTCTGCCGCATGCGATATCAACGCTTGCTCGTTAAGCCC